ATTATGCAGAATACAGAGGGTGATGAGTATATGACTGTAACGATAACCCCTAAAAGTACCTCTAATCGCTTAGTCATTGAAGCTGTTGTGTATGGGACAGATAATGCCGCAGGGCATACCATCGCTGCGTTATTTCAAGATAGTACAGCAGGTGCTTTAGCTGCGGGGCAAACCACAGATGGCGCGGTAGCGTCTATGAGGATGGTTGTCATAAGGCATGAGATGGCCGCAGGAACGACATCTGCTACAACATTTAGACTGCGGGCAGGGTCAAGTAGCGGAACCTTTTATTTTAATGGCACCGCAACCCGCAGATTTGGTGGGGTTATGTCCTCAAGCCTTAGAGTTACAGAGTACGGTGCATAATGCCCCTTTAACAACAAGCCCAAGCAATCCCCTCAGAGACAGCCGGTAAATTTAATATTAAGTATAGTTAATAGTCGAGAGACAAGTAGATATGGAGATACTATCCTTTCTAAAGCTAGCGTGGCCGTTACTTTGTGCCTTAGTAGCAATCGTCGGTCTTATAGTCCGTCTGCAAAGTAAAGTAACGTCTAACTGTACAGTTACTACACGCTTACAAGGACACATAGGTGAATTACTTTCGTTTATGAACCGAAGCGAGATAACTATTAAGAATGATAACGAAGCTATTACACGATTATTAGCTTCTGTAGAAAAATCTTCAGATAGAAACGAAAGAACTGTGGAAAGAATCTGGGAGAAGCTAGAAGAATTAAGCAGTGAGCATAGCAACCGACTAACTGCGTTAGAGGTTAAGAAATAATAAAATGTATTTAAAAATAATAGCCACCGCAATGATGTTGTCTGCATGTGCTCCCGCACAATTTATCGACAGGCATAACGGCGTTGCTCCTGAGATGAGTTTCGGCAACTTTGAATTTGTTGGATGCTACACAAATACGCATGAGAAATATGTCGTGGGGCCGTTTGGATTTAACAACGAATACTTTGGCGACCTTATCTTCTTTAAGCAGAGAGACAATGACGGGACATCTAACAAAGAAAGCATGGGTGCTATCGCTTGCACTTACAGGTGGGCGATGTAATGGACGGCGGCATCGATATACGCCTAGTTCTGACGGTTGTTGGGATGCTGATCTCAGTTGTCAGTGCTGCTGTGATTGTGAGGCAAAAGCTGGGCAACGTCATCGAGCAACTTGATGCTCTAAAGAAGGATTACGAAGCACGGCTAAGAAGTCTAGATCATCGAACGGACAAACAAGAAAATGCTATTTTGCTTAACCAACAGAAAAATAGCGTGTTATCTGGTATACTGAGTCCAAAATCATTAGAAAAATCTCACAGAGAGATCGAAAGAATATTAGTGCTATCTGAGTCCAACGCAGACAGAATAAAAAAGCTAGAGTCTATGCACAACGGAAGGCATCCATAATGTATTTTATTGACAGTATGACGGCTGCTATTTTTTATATAGTGTGTTTTATCTTAGCCGCTATTTTTGCAGTGTTTATTTACCCTGTTATTTTGTTTGATAAAATTATAATACGAAAGAATCTTTCAAGAACTCCCAAATTTGAGAAAGATTGTGCATAAAATGTATAAAACACACAATGGCAGACACCTGCCGGTACTACCTAATAAAATAGAAGCCAAATAACTTGGAGAAATTATATGAACATTGGACTCAAATACCTCGCACAGACAATGCGTGGCCTTATCGATATTTTACACCCAAGGAACTTGCTTGTAAGGGCAGTGGGAGCCTTCTGGTGGTTCATAGCTTCATTGAAGCTCTCGATATGCTACGCTCTTTTTACAACAGCCCTATTTCTATTAACAGCAGCTATCGCTCTCCTCGGCACAATGCTCTCGTGGGAGGGGCGCCACTCTCTCGTCACAAGATGGGAGATGCTGCCGATATCGGGATTGTTGGGAAAGATAAAGAAGAAATTCGGAGAATAGCAGAAAAAATGGGGGGTTGGAACGGCGTAGGGCTGTACAACTCGTTTATTCATTTAGATCGCAGGGAAAGGAAAGCGACATGGGGTTCTTGGTAAGTTTATTAGGCGGGCCAATTATTGGCGTGCTAGGCTCTGCTATTTCTGCTGGGGTTGGTTATTTCGAGCGCAAGCAAAAGATTGAAGAAAAGCAATTAGATTACGCTCAAGAAACAAAACTCCAAGAAATGAATATTGCTGCACGGTCTGCTGAGATGGAAAGCGAAGCAGCTATTGCACACACAGCAGCAGTGTCTAAATCTCTGGAGGCCAGCTACAAACACGATGCGAGTTATGGCACCGTCGGGGAAACGGCTGCAACAGTTCTTAGGTTTGTTCGACCGGCTTTAACCGTATTTTTATTACTTTTAGTTACTGTAATTTATTTTACTTTGCCAGAAGCTAAAGTTGTTGGCGTTGATGGAGTTGCGACCACAGTTGGCGAAATGGTTATTTTAAAAATTATGTTTCTTTCTGAAGTTGCTTTGACTTGGTGGTTTGTAGACCGCCGAAAATCTAACAAATAAAATGCCAATCGACGATAATCTGCGGCAGTTTGCAACAGAACGTCAGCTAGAATTTATTGACGCTATTAATGAGCATGATTCGAAGACAAAGGCTGCTCAATCTCTGGACATTAATCGGCGTACTTTAGACAGGTCTATCGCCCGTCTGAAGGCGCACGCTGCCAAGCAAGGCTACTCTCCTGATCACAATATGACTAACACTGTGCCAGACGGCTACAACGTCAAAGGTGTAAGCACCTTACACGATTCTGATGGTAACGTTAAAGTACAGTGGGTTAAATCTAGCATAGATAAAGAGCGCCAGCTTGAAATTATGCAGGAAGTTTATGAGGGGTTTGCGTCTACTCTGCCAAAAGCACGGCCTGTTAAAGCACCTGTTTCTACTCAATCTAATTTAATGGCGTGTTACCCTGTAGGTGATATGCATATAGGTATGATGGCCCATTCGGAAGAAACTTTGTCGGAAGATTTTGATCTGTCTATAGCTGAAAAACTTTTGACAGGCGCAACAGATTACCTTGTTTCAGCTTCACCTGCGTGTGGTCGATCTGCGGTAGTTCTTTTAGGCGACTTTTTGCATTTTGATTCTATGAAGAACCAAACGCCACACGGCACACCACTTGATGCTGACACTAGATTCCATAAAGTTGTCAGAGTTGCAATTCGTTCTGTTCGATATATGATACGGGCTGCGCTAAAAAAACACTTAACCGTAGATGTGATTGTTGAAGTTGGGAACCATGATACCGCGTCAAGTCTCTTTTTAAGAGAGGCGATGCACAACATTTACGAAAATGACGACCGCGTTTCTGTTGATACGTCACCGGCAAAATATCATTACATTCGTTTTGGTCAAAATCTTATAGGCATACATCACGGAGACGGTGCTAAGATGGCAAGCCTTCCCTTAATCATGGCGCAGGACAGGGCTGAAGATTGGGGAGAGACTACACACAGAGCGTGGTGGACAGGACATATTCACCACGAAACTGCAAAAGATTTTATAGGCGTTAAAGTTGAATCGTTTAGGATATTGGCCCCCGAGGATGCATGGGCTTCTGGGCAAGGCTACAGATCAATAAGTGATCAAAAAGCTATTATTTTGCATAGTAACCACGGTGAGGTAAGCCGACATACGGTTAACCCTGCAATGATTAATTTTTAATTTAGTTTTATGAAAGGATAGCAAATGTTAAAAACATTAGTAGTTTCAATATTTCTTATTTTTTTGGGAAGTAAAGCTGAAGCATTTGTAAAAGGACAATACATTTTTGTTGCTTATTTATGTAATAATTTGGAACCGTTGTTACGGATAGTGGCAGAAGATACTAGAAATACTGCTAAAGCATATTCATTGATGAAAGATCAGTTTTATGTAGGTAACTGCGTTAGTTTGCGCCCAATTGAATTAAAAATTAAAGAGGTTATTATAACTTACAAAGATTCTAATAGTAACAAAACTCAGCTACTTTCTTTAGACACAGGAAGTGCAGATTCTTTTATTGTTGCAATTGTTCCAGAAGAATTTGGTATTTAGCTGTTAGCTAGATTTTCCAAAGCTTTGATCTTCTGATCTTGGCAAAACGCATTCTTTACATTCATAATTTAAATGCCAAGAAAGTTGGCGAGGTGTAGGTTCTCTTGAGCCGCAATGAGGGCATTGAAAGTTTTTCTGTGGCAATTCCTTAGTTACTCGACAAGTCATGCTCTTCTATTCCATTGCTTAGCGGCGGTGCCTTTAGACGGGAAGCCTTCAGTCTTTGGCATAAAACATTTTTGCCATTTATTCCGACATCTAACAAAGTAATAAATTCTATTATCTGCCGGGTTTTTGTGTTGATCACGTATACCTTCATCTCCACAAAAAGGACAACTTTTTAAATCTGCTTGCATTTATATTTCCTTTTTGTTTTTAATAAAAAAACATTGAGAATAAATATGCTTCATATATTTACGGCCTCTAAAAGTTCTTATTTTCTTAGCAACGTCGCGACATTCTAACTCTCTCTCAAACATGTGGTACTGAGATTCAATATCACGTTTTTCTGGATTCGTTTGCATCGTAATTAAGATCACAAGTAGCCACATTACTCTTCCCCCACTTTTTTACGTTGCTCTTCTTTCTTTAAAATGTGCTGGACGAGTTTGCTATGCTCTTCCCGGTGGATGCAGATCATAACTAAATCTGCATTTAAGGGTGCGTATCTAGCTGCCAAATCCTGGCAACCTTGGAAAGTGTCGGCGGCATCTATTGTTGTGATCGATGCCCCTAAAATTAATAGCCATGTTGGCATTACATATTCTCCAGCAACTTAGAAATATTTCTGATTTTCTTTCGGGTAGGGTTGCAGCTTGTGCCAACCCCCCGCCAGTTTCGGACGGTCTGGTAGTTTATGCCGATCTTTTTGGACATCCTTATCCACGTCCAATTCTTTTCTCGCTTCTTTTTTTCCAGTTTTAAAAGCAAATTGATTATTTCTTTTTTTGTTGCCTTTGTACCCTTTTCTTGCTCTAAATTTACACGTTTTTTAACTGGCTTGTTTTTCTGGTCAAACCTCCTGCCGCCGAGCAAACTTTCCCAACTTTGGCGAAAATTCTTTTCCCAGCCAAATTTGGTCATTCCATCTGCTTCAACTTTAATTGGAGACACAAAAATAGTATAAGCCATTATTTCATTCCCTTTACATTATTTATTAGAACATAGTGGCGTCTCTTTTTTGGAAACAACCATCTAAACCACCAGAATCTTCTCATCTTTCCTTCCTCGAAAGCATTATTTCCAGTTTTGCAAGTGCGTTCCAAGCCTCTTGCGCTAGATGGAGAAGTTCAGTCTCTCTATCTAGCTCGTTGACGTAACCTTCAAGAAGGTGACGGCCCTTTGCATCGTCGTACCTGTTAATGCCGTTGGGTACTGACCGCCATCCATGAGGCGTGTATTTATCAGCGCCATACGTAGTAACTTTTGCTACTTCTAGCAGAGCTTTGGCGAAACCTTCAAGCATTAGCCCAACTCTAGGCTTACCTTGATCTAACTTGGCTCCCGGTTCGTTCGGGTCTGTGCCATTAGGGTCTTTTTCTTCATTTTTAATGTATGCCATTTGAACCACCCGCTATTTCTTCATCTAAAAGACTTTTGGCTTTAGCCCTGCCAATTCCACTTAACTCTTGAAGGATGTCTAATCCACGGTGGTAATCATATGCACCAACTTTAATATTTTCATAGATTGCTTTAACGTAAGACATTTTCTCTCCCTTCCGTTCTTATTATTAAAATATGCTGATCTTTGTCAGCATCATATGAGCCTTCAACTACAAGGCCGTTTCTAAACATAACGCCTAGTTTAGTAGCCTTGTATGTTTTCTCTGAAACTGGGATTGCTTCATATTTGTTCATTTGAATTTCCCTTTTATTTACACTTGATGCCACTAATGTATGATGTATAATACATGCATGTCAACAGGAGAATTTTAATGAATTCAAAAAAAGCTGTTTTAAAAGAGCTTGAGGCTCTGATGAAAGAGAAAAATATAGCTAAGTCTACAGTGGGTCGTAAGATAACAGGCGACCCAGGTTTTGTGGACAGGTTACGTGACCCAGATACAGATATTCAGACTAAGACTTTAGATAGGGTCTGGAAATATATCTTGGAGCGGCGGGGGCAAATGAAACTCTTATGAGTGAAAAAGCTCTACAGAAGTATCTAATGCTCAGAGCTAAGACTGAGGGTGTGTATGCCAGGAAAATGCAAGCCGTTGGGCGGGTGGGGTTCCCAGATGTTCTTATTGCGTTCAAGGGTGTTGTTATCTTCATAGAACTTAAATCACCTACAGGTAAGGGTCGATTATCTGAGATGCAGATATGGGAACACACTCAGTTGCGCATGGCTGGTTGTGATGTCAGAATTATTTCAACTAAGGATGAAGTAGATAATGTTATCGCCTACATCACTGAAGTCTAAGCAAATCTCCGCTATTGAGCGGCTCTCTACTCACAGTGAGACTATCCTCATTGCTCCAACAGGTGAGGGCAAGACAATCATATGCCTTAGCGCGATTGTTGAGCGTAGCTCTGGCCCTATTATTGTTGCGTGTCCAGCTAAGGTGGTGCCTGTGTGGAAGAAAGAAGCCAGCAAATGGGAACACACAAAACATTTAGTAGTGAGGGAGTTGGTAGGTGGGCCAGAGGCACGATTCGAGCAGTTACATAAGCCCGCAGATATTTATGTTGTAAGCCTAAATAACCTAGACTGGTTGATCAGGCGTAAACATAAGTGTGTGGGTATAATTGTTGATGAACTCTCTAAGGCGTCTGGTAAACAAGCTCGATATTTAGCCGCTAAAGCGTGTCGAAAGAATTTAGCTTGGTTTGTTGGTATGACAGCCACACCAGTCAGTAATGATTGGCAAAAACTTTTTGGTATGACCAAGATCATAGATGGGGGTGCCGCTCTTGGGACAAATAAACATGGGTATCTACAGCGGTACTTTATGTCTGATTATATGGGGTACAACTGGACGCTGCGCGAGTTTGCAGAAAAAGCCATTA